GGCAGATTTTGTGACTATCGCGGAACTTCGTTCGGCGTTGGGAATTGGCGCATTGTACACAGACGCGACAGTTGAGGAAGTTGCTACTGCTGCAACTAACATAGTTGGTTCTTACCTGTGGAAAAATACTTACAACAATACTGGTCATAGCAACACGACCTCAACAGGTACTTTGTATTTTAATTATGATATTTCTAAAGAATTTTATATTGGACAAGTAGTTGTTATCAGCGGTAACGGAAGCAAACATAACGGTTCAAAAACTTTAACGGGTGTTGGTCAAGATACAATTACTTACAACATTACAGGCAATAACAATACAGCTGCGCCACTTCACCCAGTAAATCCATTTGGAGTTGTAGCAGGTGAAACTTATGCTGATTATGCGACTATTGCAGAAATTAGAGAAGCAAGCCTCATGATTGCAATTGACATTTGGCAAGCAAGGCAGTCCAGTAACTCAAGTGGAATTTCTCCTGATTTCCAACCAAGTCCTTATCGTATGGGAAATACTCTTACCGCAAGAATCCGCGGGTTAATAGCAAATCATTTATCACCTAACAGCTTGGTTGGATAATGACAGTTGCCGTTACAACTCTCAGAACAACCCTTGCGAACGCGTTAATAAGCGCGGGGGAGTGGCAGGTCTTTTCTTTTCCGCCCGCCACTCCTATTGCAAATTCAGTTATTGTGCAGCCGTCCGACCCCTACATTGAACCGACCAACGGCACTTATTCAACTGTTGCACCTAAAGCAAACTTTAAATTGATTTTAATTGTCCCAATGTTTGACAACCAAGGAAATCTTGCTGGCATTGAGGATTTAGCGGTTGGCGTGTTTAATAAATTAGCAGCCATTACCACAATGAACATAAGTGTTGGCACAATATCTGCACCCACAATTTTGTCAGGGGTAGCAGGTGAAATGCTTACAAGCGAGATGTCCGTATCAATCATGACAAGTTGGAGTTAAAAATGAGTGAAATTTATGATGTTCCTTCCGAGGATAAAGCTTGGCTTGAAAAAGTCGGGCAAGTAGCAAAAACAGAAAAGCCAAAACCAACCACTAAGAAAGATGAGGAATAGTCAATGGCTGTTTTCCTAAACAATAAAGTAGGCGTTAAGGTTAACTCAGTTGACCTTTCTGACCATGTAAGTGCAGTTACAATCAATAGAAACCTAGCGGAACTTGATGTCACCGCCATGGGCGACCTAGGAGTTAAGAGAATTGCGGGCTTAGAGGATAGTCAAATAACTATCAGCTTTTTCAATGACACCGCTACTTCAAATGTTCTTGCAACCCTTCAGGCTGCTTACGGAACAAATGTTACCTGTGTATTTTTACAAGATAAAAACACAGCGGTTTCAGCAACCAACAAGCTTTACACAGCCACTTGCTTAGTCAACGGAATTACCGACATTAACGGTTCTGTCTCTGATTTGGCAACAATTGATGTAACATGGTCTGTTAGCGGTACAGTAGCCGTTGCAACCACAGGTACTTTCTAAGGAGTAAAAATTGTTAGCATTAAAAATCACCAAGGCTTCAGGTGAGGAATCAACACATGAGATTTCACCAGCGATTGAATATGCAGCTGAACAATATTGGAAAACTGGATTTCATAAACGTTTCCGCGACGAGGAACGCCAATCAGATATTTATTGGCTTGCTTGGGAGTGTTTAAGGCGTTCAGGCGAAACAGTTAAACCATTTGGGGACGCTTTCCTAGAAACCATTGCTAAAGTGGAGATTCTGGACGCTGACTCCCCAAATGGGTAACGAGGGATTCCTTCCACTACTTAGTGGCGTCTTTAGCAATAAGGACTGGAATTCCTCACTCAGAGTTTATTAACATGGATATGGCGTTGTTAAGAGCAACGCTATCTGTCCTTAATGACGAAGCGAAACAGGTTAAAAATGCCCGTACAAGTAAAAGGTTTAATTGAAACCCGCAAAGCTTTAAAAAAGTTTGCGCCTGACTTGTACGAGCAAATGAATAAAGAAATTCGCGTTGCTTTAAAAACGATTACAGATGACGCCAAAACAAAAGTACAACCTTCAGTTAGAGGCTTGGAAAACTGGCAAGATTTAGGCAAGCCTGTTGTTTCTCGCACTAAAGCCAAAACAATGATGGCACCAAATTTAAGAGCATTTCCAAAATATAATCCTTTAATAATTAAAAAGGGTTTGACTTACAGCGTGGCTCAAGGCAAAAGAAACAAATCAGGATTTGTTGGTCTATACCGATTGTTAAACAAATCAGCTGTGGGCGCAATCATTGAAACAGCTGGACGGAAAAACTGGGGCGGTGACCCACAATCTCAAAGCAATAATCCTAACGCTGGGGCGCATTTCAATCAGAGAATTCAAGGCACTTACGGTGGCTTCAAACAAATTGGAAATAGCCGCATGGATAAAGGTAGATTGTTATTTAAGTCTTATGTTGACGACCAAGGAAAAGTCCAAGACGCGGTGTTTGCAGCAATTAAAAAAGCTGAACACTTATTTGAAACCACTACTAAAAATGACAGATTTGGATTAGCCGCATGACAATTGGCATAGATATTGTTTCGGAGTACAAAGATAAAGGGGCAAAACTTGCCGATTCCTCATTAAATAAACTCACCAAGGGTGCAAGAAATTTAGCAGTAGCCATGGGTGTTGCTTTATCTGTTAACAAAATTGTCGCATTTGGTAGAGCTTCAGTCAAGGAATTTACAGAATCAGAAAAAGCCGCTGCCGCTTTACAAAATACTTTAAAAAATACTGGCAATCTAATGGCATTTCCCGATACCGAGGCGGGATTAAAAAACCTTAGTAAGTTAAGCGGTATTGCAGACGACTCTTTGATTCCGTCATTTACTCAATTGTTTAGAGCTACTGGAAATGCTAAACAAGCAATGGATAGTTTAAACCTAGCCATTGAAGTTTCAAGAGGTAGTACCAACGGTTTAAATCAAGTTGTTGACGCACTATCTAAAGGTTACATGGGCAACACTAAAAGTTTGGGTAACCTTAACCTTGGACTTAATAAAGCCTATTTAGCAACAGGTGACATGGTTGGAATTTCAGCTGAATTAAACAAACAATTTAGCGGGGCTTCAGCTGCTTATCTTGACACATACGCTGGCAAAGTTGAAGTTTTAAACAACCAATGGAATGACACCAAGCAGATAGTTGGTCAAGGCTTGGTTATGGCTTTCCAAGAGGCAACAGGTAACAAAGGCGTTGGTGGCATGACCGACGCAATGGAAAAGTTTGGTTATATTGTTGACGCAATCATAATTAAAACAGGAACTTTAATAAACACACTTACCAACAATGTTCCGTTTATAAGTGATTTGCTTAAGCGTGTTGTTGATGGTTGGGCTTACATACTTGATGTTAAAGGTACTGAGTTAAAAATCCAAAATGAAATTTGGAAGGCAAACACTAAGACTTGGGAAATGGCTCAAAAGACAGCCGACGACCAAGCAAAAAGAAACAAAGAATATCTTGCCTTTTTAGCCAAGCAAAAAAAACTCACAGACGCAGCGGCATTAGCAGCCAAGAAAAAAGCAGCTGAGGAAGCCGCGCTTAAAAAGGCTGCCTCAATGTTTGACATTGATAAAATTCAAATCATTGCAGCACTTCAAAGAAACATTACAGATGATGAGAAGTTAAGATTGCAATTGCAGATGGCAATACTTCAGGAAAACGGTTCTGAAGCAGAAAGACTTGCCAAACAATTAGCCATTAGTCAATTACAAACTACTGACCTTGCCTTGGCAATTTCTAAAATACCTAGGGCTTTAAATCCTTTTGAGGGTTGGGGTTCTGAGATTGATAACTTACTAGCCAAGATGATTGCAATGTATAACTTGCTTCAAAACAAACCACCTGAACTTAAAGGCAATGTAAGAGCGCAAGTTACTCCAGCAAGCGCACCTTCATTACTAGCTAATGCCCCTATTGCAATGGCAGAATATCAATCAATTAGTGGTGTTATGGGTGATGTAGGGGTTAAAGTCCCTACCTTTAACATTACAATCAATAATGCTGGCAATGTTGTTTCTGACGCTGATTTAGTTGAGCAAATTAGAAATGGTTTATTAAACTCAAATCTATCAGGTTCACCAAGTGCGGTAGGTAGATTGCTTGGTGCGTTCCAGTAATGGCACTTCCAGCAACGCTTGATGTTTCGCTAAATTTCAGCTCGGGCGCAACCTTCGGTATTCCGTTCACATTAGACGACCCGACTAACGGAATTTTAGGCACAAATATTTTATCTGATTCTGCTACACCCGCATTAGTTGTAAATTTAACCCCACAAACAAGACAAATAAGCATTAGGCGGGGCAGAAATGTTGCCCGTGATATTTACGAAGCGGGTTCATGCACAGTTAGAATTTATGACCCAGCGGGTGACTTCAATCCCCAAAATGTCACCTCACCTTATTATGGTCAATTAGAACCCTTGAGAAAATTAAGAATATCAGCTTCAACGGGTGGAAATACTTATTACCTTTTTAGTGGATACACAACAGCTTATGCTTACTCTTATGACCAAGCAGAAAATATGGCTTATGTTGACATTAGTGCAAGCGACGCTTTTCGTTTATTCAACTTGGCAAATGTCATTTCAATAACTGGTCAAGCTGCGAATCAAGATACTGGCACTCGAATTGGTAAAATATTGGACACAGTTAATTTTCCCCTTTCTATGCGTCAGATTGACACAGGAAATTCATTAACAATTGCTGACCCAGCAACTTTAAGAACTTCTCTAAGTGCTTTGCAAAATTGTGAGTTCTCAGAGCAAGGGGCTTTCTACATTTCACCTTTAGGTGATGTTGTCTTTAAAAATAGGGCTAATGTTATTGCTAGCGCGGGAGTAACTCCGACAGAATTTAATCAAACAACAGGTATTCCTTACTCCAATTTAAA